TCATTGTGTTTCTCCGGAATAGTCAGGAAGAAGCGGTTGCATCTGGCCGGTTTCGTAGGCGGCAGCGATGCTCTGTCGGACTTCCTCGCTCACGGTCCGACCGCTCGGCAGGACGATGTTCGCCATGAACTCGTCTTCGAAAATCGAGATGCCGCTTTCGACGGCCTCGAGCTTGGCCTTGATCACCAGGGCAAGCGCGCGCCACCTTTGCCGACAAGCCTGCTCCCATGCTTTGTATGCCGCAGCATCGGATCGATCTTTGCCCGTAGGTGTCTTGGTGAATTCGCGGCCGTCTCTAGGAGGCATCTGCAGGACGAAGCGCACCTGTCGCTCTTCCATGGCGAAGCCGATGACGGCCCTATCCTGAGACCAGCCCGACATGAATTGAGCGGCGCCGTAGCGCTCAATGATCCGCTCAATCTCGGCTTTGCTGTTGCTTACCGAAACGCTCGTGTCCGCAGCATATTTGCTCATGTTCGCTCGAGCTCCTTCGGTTTAACTTTGCAGAATGGGCTGGTGCAGGCAGCGGCGCGGGTCTGATCGGCGAGCTGTTCGCATTGATCGCACCAGCGGCGGCCGGCCGGCGGCTTAAGCGCCAGCGACCTGGGCACTGTGGGCAGATGCACCTGCGGATTATCGACCGAGGGGCGAGCCGAGGGTACGCGCGGGCGGGAAAGTGTCGTTACCCCAGCGCAGGTTCCACGCGTCAGATCGTCAGTGATCAGTTTGAAAGCGGCGTCCTCGCCGCGGCGCTTATGCGCCCGGCCGACCATGGTGCGAGCGGTAGTGTGGTCCTTGCCCTCGAGAAGAGCGCCCAGCTGGTCGAACGTCAGTTCGGGCCATGTTTGCCGGAGGACCCATGCCACCGCATCGCGAATGCGAACTATGCGGTCGACCTGTGAAGCCGAGAACGTTTCCTGCACCGTCGAGCCAAATGCCGAGAGGGTCCGCGCGCGCAGCGCAAGCTGAGCCGCAGCGGGTTCCCATTTGCCGGGTCGGGTGCGTTTGCCTGATACGGTTCGCGGAAGCGGAGCGTCGATCAGCTCGAATTCGATGCGGAGTATTACGGGATTGGCCGACCAATGCGCCTTGTGACCGCGCATCTGGATCCCCTGGTCCCAGCCCTGTGCGAAATCGAAGCGATCGCGATATCCGGCAGTGCGAATATCGTCGGCGCCGACATCCTGAATTCGTTGCTGGGCGACGCGAAGGATGCGCAAATGGCGCCTATGCCAGGGACGACAAAGCAACCGGGCGGCGCGCAATTCGCCAAGTTGATCGACAGTGCGCGCGTAACCGACCTCAGATAGAAAGGTGGGAGAGGCGCCCCGATCCAGCGCTGCGGTTGGACGGTACCCGTCGAACTGGGCAGGCAGAAAATACGGCTCGCGTACCCAGCAGAGATCGCCGACGTTTGCCCGCGCCAGCACGCCATCGGCCATGCGTCGGAAGAAAGTCAGGCCGCCTTCGTCGAGGCGGCGCAGCTCCGGCATGCGAAATGCGATCGGTTGCGGAGTCACAAATCGTACTCCGCGTCATCGTCCCACAAGTCTTCGCTGTCGTCGAAGCACGAGGCGCAGAGCTCGCTGACCATAACCCTTAACTGGTCTTCGCCCGGCTCCCTGCCATGGAATATTCTCAACTGACCGACACCGCCGCAATCCGGGCAGATCGAGAAGGCGCTGGAGAGATCGGGAGCGCGGTAGCCCACGACATCATGCCAAGGCGCATGTCGGGCCAGCGCGCTGCCCGCTTCGCCGCATTCGCGGATGACGTCGGCTGCCTGACGGCCGAGCGCGACGCGATCGCAATGCCTGGCGAGTTCGAGCTGTTCGCGCTGGTGGGCGAAGGCCTCGAGGAAGGGCGAGCCGATACCGCCCTGTTCGGCGTAGAAGAGATCGAAATCGAGTGCGACGTCGACCGGGATCTGTTCGGGCGTATCGGGATCGCCCCAGTTGCGCACGGTGCGTTCCTTGCGTCCGCAGCGCAGGGCAAGGGCGGGTTTGCCGCCGACGGCGCCCGAGACGCGGTCGAGCGCGTCCTCGAAGGATAGGGGAGCGCGAAGCTTGGTCATGACTGGTCCCGTCCTCCTCGCGGCGCAGGGATGCGCCCGCAGACGTCATCAAACGGGAAGGGGCCGGGGAAGCCCCTGTCGAAGCTGGCGAGCGGGCGCCGCACGATGGATTGCAAAGCGTCAGCCGTCGGCAAGTGACGGGGATCGCGCCGCTCGGCATGATCGCAGGCGATGATCGAGCCAATCACGATGCAGCATCCGCGGCCGGGGGAAAAGCCTGCGAAGCGGGGGTATCGTCACGCGGGTAAAGATCGGGGCGCAATTCGTAACGAGGAACGCCGGTGGCCGCTTCGACCTTCAGAACATGGCGGCCGGGAAGAACCGAACCTTTTGCTACCAACTGATGAATATTTCCGGGCGTGCATTCGCAGACACGAGCGAGTGCTGAATGACCACCAGCCAGCTCATGAGCCCTCAAGAAAGCCTTACGCGCAGGGTTCGATTCGCAATTCATACTGCTTGTATATAGCTAGCTATAAGCTGTGTAAAGCTAAATCTTAGAGCAGGCTATAAGTTTGGCTCATACGCTTTCCTCTATGACGAACTCGACGCGCGAAAGAATGGCCGAGCTGATGGAGCAGCGTGATCTTACGCAATCCGAACTTGCACGTCGCGTCGGCTGCACCGCAGGTGCGATAAATCAGATCATGACGGGGCAGACGTTGCGATCGCGCTATATGCCAGCCATTGCGAGTGCGCTGGGCGTCCCTTATGATTACCTAGCTGGCAATTCAGACGATCCGAACGAGTGGGAACCGTCCACGGGTTTGGCCGAAGACCGCAGCATTCAAGTACCCATGATTGATCTCGCCTACGGCATGGGGGGTACGTATTTGGATGACGAAGAACCCGAGGTCAGGACGGAAGCATTCCCCCTCGCGTTCATCCGTCGGTACACTGCGGCGAAGGCTGATAAGCTCGTGTTCGCGGAAGGCATCGGTGACAGCATGGCACCGACGATCCAAACAACGGACCTCCTGCTTATCGACCAGAGCGACCAGACGCTTCGCCTTTCGGACCAGATCTGGGCGTTCAGCTATGGCGGTGTCGGCATGGTGAAGCGACTCCGGCCGCGGCCGGACGGCAGCGTCGCCATTCTATCCGACAATCCGAATGTGCCGGAAGACAAGGCGGTCGACGACGAGCTGCACCTGATCGGGCGGGTCGTAGCGAAAGTGAGCAAACTTTGATCACAGGGAAGGGACGCAAGCGTGGCTGAAGCAGCACATCCGTTTCAATCGAGGAAGTTCGTGGGGAGTCCCACCGACATCGGGACCTCGGCCGATCGATACCAGGCATTCCTGATGCCGGGTGAAAAGGTTGCAATGGAATACAAGGGCCTGCGCGATGCCGCAGTCTTTACCGATCGCCGGTTGATAGTGGTCGATCCGCAGGGCCTGCGGGGCAGGAAAGTGAGCGTGAGCAGCTTTCCATGGAAATCGGTCACCGCATTCTCGCTTGAGAATAGCGGGACTTTCGATCTGGATGCCGAGATGAAAATCTGCGGTTCGGGCTGGGGGGTTTGCGAGCTGGAGTTTACCAAAGGCGTAGATGTCTCGGCGATTGCGGCCTTCGTGAACGAGCGCATTTTCGACTGATCTGATAGGGGGGCGCAAGAGGGTGACAGGAACCAAATTATGCCGGGAATGCGGCACAGCGAACAGCGGCGATGCAGCGCAGTGTTCAAATTGCGGGGCGCCGTTTCAACAGGCTGTGGCCGCGGATCCCGAGATGGGTTCCGATACACGCGGCCTTGGCGGAAAGTTGAAGAAGGGCTGCCTTTGGATAGTCGCGATCTTTATCGGATTGACCCTGCTTGGAGCTATTGTGGGCGATCCGGATGAAGGTGAGGAACAGACGAACTCCGAGGCCTTGATGGACGCGTCCGAACAGGCAGCGGATGCTGTATCGGATGCGGAGGTGGCCGAAGCAATCGCTCCCCCTGTTCCGCCGGCGCCCACACTGACCGGCCCTCAGCTCAACGCAGTACGTTCTGCAAAAGCCTATCTCGATATGCAGGGGTTTTCGCGCGACGGGCTGATCGAACAGCTGAGTTCAGATGCGGGTGAGGGATACGCGCGGTCGGATGCAACCGTGGCCGTCGATAGCCTCGAGGTGGACTGGAACCGGCAGGCTGTGCGATCGGCGCAAAGTTATCTCGATATGATGGGTTTTTCGTGCAGCGGGCTGACCGAGCAGCTCAGTTCGAGTGCGGGGGAGCAATACACACGGGATCAAGCCGCTTACGGTGCGCAACAGGCGGGGGCTTGTTAAGTTGGCCGACGACCGGCTGAACAGGATCAAGCGCATGATGGCGGCCAAGCGCCAGAGGGACGCGCAGGCCGCGTCCGAGGCGGCGGCCGTCAGCGCGAGCAAGCAGGATGCCGCGGCCAATGCGGCGGCGGCATGGGCTGGCACGCAATCGATGATGCAAAAGGTGCTGCAGGATATCAATCTCGAGCTGGGCGAAGATAATCCCAAGTTGGTTCTGGAGTTCACGTTGCCGCGATCGGACAATCGCCTGGGCGAAGGATCCGTAGGCCTTCGCTGGATCGACGGGGTGACCGATCTGTCATTCACCGTCTGGAGCAGTGACGGAACGATCAGCATACGCCTGCCGGACGATCGGCGATCGAGGGAACACAAGCTTCCGCTGCTCGAACTGGATAAGGACCAGTGGCGTCAGATCCTCTACGAGTACATGGAAGCGCGGTTGGGGGTTTGAAATTGGTGCGCTACCGACAGCAGTAGCAGCGGAAATGAACCTTAAGATGAGTTGGGGGCCCAATGTCCAGCGAAGTAATTCCAATTCCTGTCGACCGAATTCACCTTTTCGATCGCAACCCGCGCCATGGCTACATTGCCGACCCGGACAAAATCATCGAGAGGCTGTTGGACGAAGAACAAGTCTATGAGTTGGCCAAGAGCATCGCAGAAAGGGGCGAACTCAATCCCTTACAGCTTATCGGCGTATTCCGTATCGACGACGAAGCAGAGGAGGGCGAGCCGACCTATGTGGTCTATGAGGGCAACCGACGAGCTTGCGCGGTGATGTTGCTCAACGATCCGGATCTCGCACCCGCCAAATGGCACAAACGTTTCGTTAAATTGGCTGAAAGCGTAGACGAAATTGAAACGATCGATGGCCGCGTCTTCGAAGACCAAAAGGTCCTTAATTTCTGGATGGCGAACATACATAATCGCAATCAGAAAGGGCGGGGCCGGAAAGAATGGGGCCCCGACGAACAGCACCGGTTCAACCCGACTAAGAAATACGCGATCGCGTTCGACCTGCTCGAGAGGGCTGAGGCCATCGGTTTGATTACGGCTTCCGACCGTCAAGGTAGGGTGACCACCTTACAGCGGTTCGTCGGTACGGATGCGATTAAAGCTATCCTCAAAGCCGACGACTCCAACCCACAACCGGGCAAAGTCAAGTTCGGGCGGAGCAAAGCTGATCTTGAAAAACTCCTGAAGCTACTGATTGCGGATTTACTCGGTGAGAAGCGGATAACCTCGCGTAAGAACGAAACAGAGATCCTCGAATACGCTAGCACGCTTGAAGAAAGGGCTGGGGTGGCAGCGTCGGAACACGCCGATCCCGAAGAGGAAGACGCCAAGGAGGAGAAAGATACGGAAAGCGACGAGGGAGATCACACCGGCGAGAGCAAGGATAACCATAATGGGAAATCGTCGCCAACGCCAAACCAACCCTTCAAAATCAAGCGAGATAAGGCCCTGACTTCCGCCATCAATAGCAGCGGCAATGACAAACTCATTAACCTCTACCATTCTTTGTGCACTGTGAGCGCAAGGAAGCACCCGCAGTTAATCGCCGTAGGATGTTGGTCTCTCATCGAGACGATCGCAGCCGTCTGTAAGGCGAAAGAAGGCCAGTCATTTACAGCGTACTTTAGCAAGGGTGTGCTGCAAAATCAGTTGGGCGTGGCCAAAACTCAGAGCGGACCAATCACAAAGGCGCTGGCGAACATCTCGCAGGCTGGTAACACTACGAAACACGATGCCATCAGCGCGACGTTCGATGAGATGCAGCTCATCAATGATATGGAACGAGTGTCCCCGATACTCGCAAAGGCGCTGACTACGCTGCCTTAGAATTTGCTGGCCGACTGGAAAGAGTTTGTCTACGGAGGGCCCGTATTCCGGCCTTCCGAAAGGATATCGCATGGCTCGCGCGCACTCACCGCTTCGCTATCCCGGCGGAAAATCTTCCCTCTATGAGCTCGTTAGCAACCTACTCCGTCTGAATGCGCTCCAACGAGGTCACTACGCTGAGCCGTACGCTGGCGGAGCGAGCTTGGCCCTATCCCTTCTTTTCAATGGACAGGTGAGCGATATCCATCTCAACGATGTCGATCGCGGAATATGGTCATTCTGGAAGAGTGTTCTCGAAGAAACGGACGACCTTTGCGAACTCATTGAGAATACCGAAATATCTGTTGAAGAATGGCATAGGCAGAAGGCCATTTACCGTTCGGTCGGGCCCGTGGAGACACTTGCTCTAGGTTTTGCCACCTTCTTTCTCAATCGTACGAACAGATCGGGTATCATCGGTACTGGCGGAATTATTGGCGGGCTGCAGCAAACCGGAAATTATAAGATAGATTGTAGGTTTAATAAGTCCGAGCTCATCCGACGCATCCGACGCATCAGAAAATATCGTTCCCGGATTCATCTTTCCCAAGAGGACGCGCTGGTCTTCCTCTCGAACATGGATCGCAGCCTGCCGCGCAAAAGCTTTATCGCGCTCGATCCGCCATATTATCAAAAGGGTGCCAGTCTCTACACCAGCTTTTATGGCGCGGACGATCACGCCGAGGTCGCGAGAGCTATTTTATCGATCGATAGACCCTGGGTTCTAACGTATGACGATGCTCATGAAGTCCGGCAACTCTACCGGTGCCGCCGCCAATACCTGTTTGATATCCGCTATTCGGTACAGACCAAGCGCACGGGAACAGAGCTGTTGATTGCATCGAAGGGTTTGAAAGTACCCGAAGAGATCAAAGGAAATCAGGTTCACCGCCCTCAATATAGAAAAGCAGCCTGACCCGACTTCGTATCGAGCCCTCAGTCCAACCTTTCTGGCTTTGTCTTCTTAACTGTTTGCGGGTGGCAAGATGTCTTCTGGCGCCCGAGATGAAGTCACTTGATCATTATCGTTGCCCGCGCTTCGGCGCGGGGGCGCAACCGGTAGATCCAGTGAATGGTCGGGGCAGGCGCTTTGCGAAATGGTGTGCGTGATCGATAGCGCGCTGGCGAAGGTGTGGCCGCAATCGAGGTTGCTGCACTGGTGGTATAGTTCACGATACAGCCGGGTTACCTGGCGGCTCGTGCGTACGGGTGCCGACTGTCCGCAGTGGGGGCAGTCGATGCTCGCGCTGGATTTCCGTGGAGCCTTGGTCTTCGGATGCATCGGTGTTCGACCCTGTTCCTTAGACGCCGCGCCTTCCCCCAGCGCCGCGCCTGTCGCCTCCCGAGAGCCATGTTCCGTAAATGTTTTCACATGGCAATGCCCAATTATTGAGCAAGACGGTTACTTCGCCTCGAGGGTGAGTTCGGACACTAATCCGCCGGACCCGCTGAGGGTGTGCCGGCATTCGCCGATCAGCCACTTCTGCGCATCGATTTCGGGCTTGAAGCCTGCAAGCGTCAGCGGCTTTTCGGGAAAGAGTTCGGGTCGGCCCAGTGCCAGGTTGATGGAAAATTCAGCCTTGGCGCGGTCCATTTTCCTGCTGGCGCTGCGGGCGGCGCGGCGGGCGGTTTCCTCGCTGCCGTAGGTTCGCCTGAGACGCTTGGGGGGTTTGTCGCCGCCGGTGCCGATCTCGACAGTCGAGCGCTGACCTTTCTCGCGGTCGTGCCAGCGAGCTTCGACCCCGCCGAACTGGCCGCGTTCGCCGCGGCGATAGCGGAAGCTGTCGCCATCGCGGCGCGTGATCGTGCTGGAGCCCAGCGATCGACCGGTGGCGGAGCGGGCTTCGCCGATCGGCATGAAGATGAGCTTGCCGTCCTTCACGGTGGCGGCGGCATCGAAGCGGCGGCCGAGGATCCGCAGAAGCGCCGCATCGGACAGTTCGTCCTGGTCAAGCACAGGCAGGTGTTCAGCCGCGAGATCAGGATCCACGATCGCGGTGAGCGATTGCGCGGATGCTATTTCGCGAATGATTTCGCCCAGTGTGCGGGCAACGTGGGATTTTTCGCGCCGGCGATCGAAACTGGCAGCGAAATCGGCCGAGCGAGCGCGGATCGTGATGCGATCGGGCGCGCCTTCCCACTCGGCCTCGTCGACCTTGAAACGGCCCTTGTCGACGAGGCCTGGTTCGACATCAGCACCCCAGGCCCAGCCCAGTTGCAAAGAGAGGACCTGTCCGGGCTGAGGGATTTCGAGCTGACCGTCGCTGTCATCGAGGACAATATCGAGGCGATCAGCTTCACCATCGCGCTTTTCGGTCAATGTGAGCGAGACGAGGCGCGGAGAGAATTTCTCCATCAGCGCCGCGGCGAATTCGGGCAGGGCAGGGGTTCCACCCGAGCCGAGCGACTTACCCTCGAGCGCGAGACGATAGTCGGCGCGGTTCTGGCGCTCAGCCATCGCAATCAGCCATGTGGACCGCAGCCTTGTCGCGCAGTTCGCTGAGGCTCGAGGCAGTAAGCGTGGTGCCGCAGCGGCACGTGGCGGAGCAATCGAGATGGGCACGAGCGGGGCCGCCGGTATCGATGCCGACGCTCTGGCGCATCGCGCCGGTGTCGCGGCCGTGGAAACGGGCCTGTGCTCGGTCGGTCATGAAACGCTCCGAAGTTCGAGGGAGAAGTCGGCCTTGCGGGCTTCGCCCGTATCGATGAAGTGGGTGCGCGTTTCGTCGAGCGATAGGATCACGAAGTCGCCGTAGACATAGCCCTGCGCATCGACGAGCGGGTGCGCCTCACCCTCGCTGGCCATTTCGCGCAGCGTGCGCAGGGCCGAATGGCGACCGGCAATGCCAGGCGCGATGATACCCGAGAGAGTGACGGTATCGTTGCCCGGGCCGAGATACTGGCCGGCCGGGGCCGCGCCGACGCGTTCGGTTTCACCGTGCCGCCACTCGCTGCGCCGGGCGATCTGCTGGAAAGGGGCGCTGCCTGTTTCGAAGGCGAAGAGGCCGAGGGACATGAGCATGAGGATCAATCTCCGAAGGCCGAGTTCGCGCCGGCTCGGCGATCGCGCTCGATCGCTTCGAGTTCGCGGCGGACACGCTGGGCGAGATCACCCGCGTCTTCGCCCGGCTGCTGGACGATGGTGATAGGGACGTGGATCGACGTGGTTCCAGAAGCGCTACCTACGGTCGACCCTGCCAAGGCGGGACTGCCGCCGAGCACAGCAGCGCCCGCGACGCCCGTCGCGAGGCGGCGAGCACTGGCAAAGGCATCCGGCCAAAACGTTTGCGATAAGCCCGCACAGCAGCGCGACGCCCAGGAAAAAGCGGGTCGACCGTTCGAAATGATCGAAAACGCCGCGCCTAGCTTTAAAATTGACTAGCCAGGCGCAGACCGGCGTGACGGCCAGGGCGCTGCCGCCGGCCGCCCACCAGCGCCATGAATCCACAACCTGTTCGAAATGCGTGATCATTCCGAATACGGGCCTTCTGCCGCATAGGGGTGCGAGGTCGGTATCTGCTCGTTAATGCCGGCGCGCCAAGCACAATATCCTTCAATCTTTTGGCGGCGTGCTTCGTCGGGTACGCCTTTGATGATCAGCGCCATCAAGATGTCGCCGCTGAAACTGGCATCGCCGGCATTGCGCATGCCACCCAGCGACCATGTCGAGACGTTGGGAACATCGAACCAGGGCTTCGCCGCGCCGGCGCCGCCGGCATCGACCCGCGCGCGGATCGCATCGGCGTTGGGGAATTCACCATACAACAGGCCCTTTTCACCCTGACCCAAACCGGGCGCGGTACTGTTTTGATTCTGCGAGCCGCTGCCGGTATATTGGCCGGCGAAAACCAGAGACTGCCCCGCGTCGGCGGCCGGCGGGAGAACGCCCAGGAAAGCCTGCTGACGGATATTGTTCTCGAGCGCGGCGGGCAGTTGCAGGACCGGGCGTATCCGATTGGCTGCGCCATCCAGCTGCACCCCGCGGCGCGCCACGACGAAGGCAGTCATTCCGGCATCGTTGACCGGCCCCGCCTGATTGGTGAGTACCGTCCCATTCACGCCGGCGGCGGCGGTGAAGCGGACGCACGGAATGCCGGCGGCCCAGCCATCTACGACCCGTTGCGGCACATGGGCCATGTTGAAGGGCGTCAGTGCGAAATCGCCGACCAGGCTATCCCAGCGCGTGACATCGCCTTCGGTGTCGACGGTTAGGCTACTGGCTTCCTCCGCATCGAAAAATCCGAGGAGGTCGCCGCCCAGATCGGCGATCGGGTCATAGATTGATCGGCTGATATAGCCGGTTTCTCCGAAAAGGTTGCCGGAGATGGTCAGGGTGATTTTCCTCATAGGTCAGATTTCCTGAAGCTTTCGGGCCGACGCGCGGCGGATGCGAATGGTGGCGTTGCCGGCGCCAAGAAACTGCGCGCGAACGTTCCAGTTAAAATAGCCGCGGGCTCCGGTAGCGATCGGCAGCTGGCCGGTGCGCGCCGTGAAAGTGTGCGCGCCTGGCGGCAGCGCCCCGTGGCCGGTGTCGGAATAAAGGCTGAAAGCCGACGATGCGGTGCCATCACGCTGCGATTCCAAACGCAGCCAGGCTGTCGCCAAGTTAGAATGCCCATCATCGATCGCGATTTCGGCCATTCCTTCGAAGATATCGCCAGGCGCTTCAGTCGCGGGCAGGTCGGCCGAAAAGCGAATGAGGCCGGCTTGGTTCGCGGTGACTTGCAATTCGACTTCGTTGCCGAATTCGATCGGATTGACCGAGGCGATCGCGGTGATGCCAGCGTCGCAATTCGTCGCGAAATTGGCAGGAACCTGTCCAGTCATGCCGGCACCCAGGGTGCCGCCGGTATCGGTTAGAAATAGTGGATTTGGCAGATGCTGAATTCCACCATTGGCGAAATTTTCGAGTGCGCTTGAAATGAGCCGATCGCAGGCGGGGACCAATGGGCGCATGAGGTCCGCGAAGGCCTTGCCCTGAGCGAAAGCGGCCGGCGTGAGATAATGTACGCCATCGGCCGAATAATTGGCGGGAAAGGTGACAGGCCCCGCGCTGATCGGGGCGATGGTGGCGGCTGCCAAATCGAATAGGACAATCCCGGCGCGTTCGGCGGCGTATTGGCGAAGCTGCTGATTGTAGAGCTGGACCGCCGCGTCTTTCTGCGCATTGAAATTGGTGGCGCCTGGTTCGGTGCAAAGTATTACCTTGCCGCCGGCCGTCAGGATGCGTTCGCAGGCGGGCAAGATGTTGTCAGCGAAGGGCGTGAAGGACATCTGCGCGATATCATTGACTACGCCGAAGATGAGAAACCAGTCTGCTTGTGTCGCGATTGCATCAGCGACCTTGTCACTAGAGAGAAATTCATCGCTCCGATCGCCGGCGACCGCGAAGCTGCCAACAAGATTCATGCGCTGACCCATCAGCGCGTTTGCGATGTTGAAGAAATTCCAAGTCGTAAAGTTTCGCTTGGTGCTCCAATCGGCATGAACAGCAGCCATGCGGCTGTCGCCTAGTATGGCGAAGGCGTTGCCTGATCTCTCCGAATTGCTCCGCCTGACGATGGCAGGATGTTTGATTTCGGTCGGCGTGAAGCTGACTAGGACGTTACCCGCGGAATCGGCGATCTCGAATTCGGGCGTATAGGCCCGTACATCGCGGTTGGGGCCGAAAGCCTTCAGCTTTTCGCGCTGGGCATCGAAGTCGGGATGGCGCAGGCGTTTCTTGTCGACCTGCAGCAATGCATTACCGAAGCTGTCGACGATTTCGAAGGAAGGTTCATAAGCGGCGACCGCTTGGACCCGTTGCGGAAGCGCATCGATCGGCACGCGATAAAGGGCACCATCCTTTGCGATCGGCGCAACCTCCGAGCCGTTAAGCTGGGTTTTTGACAGGAGGGGGAGGGCGGAAACTTTCGTCATCGGATCAGCGGCCTTGTCTGTTGATGTGGGCGTGGCGCGGCGGCAGCATCAGGTTTTGATCGCGTAAAGAAGTGCGACGTTGCGGGGCCGCGTTTCGGCGCCGCCGGTGGCATTGGTATTGACCGACAAACCGCTGCCCCCGCTGCTGTCGCCCACGTCAAACTTCCCGCTGGTGTCGCCGCCAGGATCGCCGGTGTCAGTTAGGCTATGCGTGTGGCTGCGAAACTGATCGTCCTGGGCACTGCCGAAAGCGCGGCCGGCGTCGATGCCGCGTTCGCCATCCCATCCGCGGACAAATTCGCCGCGCAGATCGGGCAGGGTGAAGGTGTTGGTGCCATCGCCCGCGCCGAAAGTGGTGCCGATTGCGGCGAAAAGCTGGGCATAATCGATGCGGCTGACATCGCTGCCATCACACGCGAGAAAGCCGGCGGGCGCGGCAATCATGGCGAAAGGGAAGACCGCCCCGGCCGGCAGTAGGTCGGCCGTGCAGCGCGGCGTGACGACGCGGTCGTCGCGTGTGCGGTCAATCATGTCGGCCGCGGTCGCTTTGGTGACGGTGATGGTCCGGTTTTCGGTCAAATCTCCGCCGCCGCTGGCGAGCCCTGCGCCGGTGAAGGTGATGCCTCGTATTGCGGCGGCGATGCCATCGACAAAGGCCTTCAGCTTCTTGGGTGTGACGATGCGATCGTCTTCCTGGCCCGCCTGGGTTTCATCTTCGGTCGCAATTTCCGCCACGCCGGCCACGCTCTCGGTTGCCTTTGGATAAAGGAAGGTAGCGTCGCCGAATCCGATTGCATCGGCGACATCGCCGGAAAAGCGAACATCTAGTGCCAAAAGGAATAGCGCGAAGGGCGGTTCTCTAAGCCTGCTTATCGCGGATAGCGCGGGCACGTCGCTTCTGAAGGCCTTCGTACCGTGGGAAACTCCGCACCGGTGGGGGGCTGAACTTCTTCCCTTTGCGCGCGAGCTTCTCTTTCAGTCTCATTAAGCAGCGTGCCGGCATGCGTGCGAAGTCCCAGAAATATGCATTCGACACCTGTCGGACAGGTGGGCCTTCATCCGGGGCAAAGTCGGTCTTCGCGGTGCGCCGGATCCAGTTCAGAAAGCCGTTTTCCCAAAGCAGTTTAAGTGCGCGAACCACCGTTGCTCTGGCGAAGTGCGTTTTCTCCATCAAGGTGTCGATCGAGGGTTCGCATGTGCCGGTCGCGAAGTCGCAGCACCACATGAGTGCTGCCAGTACCTTGCGGCAATTCTGGCCCATCTTGTGGCGCTCGCCTTTCTTCTTAGACCAGTCGTCAAACTCATCGAAGGTCTCGAGAAGGGCATCCTTGAAGAAGACGCCGTGCTCGATCGGGCGAAATACCTGCGCGCGCTTATCGTCGATGTCGAAGCTGTCGCGACGGACTTTATGCCGGGCATGGAGATCGAGGGCGTGCGCCGTCATGCCGCACCCCCGAGGATCTTTAGGGTGTCAGCGTGTCCGGAGGTGGAAAACCGTCCATCAGCATGTCTGCCCAGGCGCAGGCCAGCTCCCGGCGCCGCGGCATATAGGCCGCGCGATTGTAAGCCGCTTCCACTCCTTCCGGCACGTGGGCGAGCATGAGATCGATAATTTGACGATCGCGTTCGCGATCCTCGATTGCCGCGCGCTCGTTCATGATGGTCGAAAAGCTCGATCGCCAACCATGCGGGACGTGCTGGCCGCGCAACCCGGCGTCCAGGTAATGACCGCTCAGAGTGGAATCGCTGATTGGTTTGCGCCGATCTCCCACTCCCGGGAATAACCAGGTAGGACTGGGGCTCGCCGCCATTGCAGCCTTCACAGTCGCGACTGCCTGCGGAGCCAGCGGAATAACGAACTCGAACGTTGCGTCCCGTTTCCGCTCCCGCGTCAGCTTCATCTTCGCCGCGGGGATGCGCCAGACCGGCTGCTTGCCCTCTAACTCCTCGAACTCGTCCCGCTCCGCGCGTCGAAGGACGCCGGGCCGCGCGGCCGTTAGCGCCAGCAGGCGCGAGGCCAGGCGCGTGGCCCAGTAGATATCCTTCACCTGCTCGGTCTTCTCGATGACCTTGCGGGCCGCCTTCAGCTTGGTGGCTGCGGGCCGCAGTTGCGGATTGGTCGGAGCTAGCGCCTTCCGGATTATCGCAGCAGGATCCTGCACGCACAGGCCGGAGGCTATCCCCCAGACGAAAACGTCGCTCATGTGCATCCGGACGCGGTGTGCCATCTCGTTCGCACCGCGCTGCTCGATCCTGCGAATGACGTCGAGCACCATGGGCGCCGTGATCTCGTCGATCGGATCGGCGCCGATCAGCGGGAAGACGTCCGCCTCGAGCCGGTCCATCACCTGCCGAGCGTAGCGATCGGCCAGGGACTTCGCCTTCTGCGTATGCCAGGCGGCCGCTACCGAACGAAAGCTGGTGTCGATCGCAATGCGATTCTTGCGCCGGCGTTTCTCTGTCGAGGGATCGAGCCCCTGCTCGAGCTCCGCGCGCGCCTCGTCCCGCTTGCGCCGCGCCTCGCCCAGCTTCACGTCCGGATACCGACCGATCGTGAGGCGCTTTTCCTTGCCGCCGACCCGATACTTCCAGTTCCAGACCTTCACGCCGCTTTTGCGTACCAGCAGGTAGAGGCCGCCCGAGTCCGAGATCTTGCGATCTCGCTCGCTCGGCTTCGCATTCCTGCAGGCCGTATCGGTCAGCAAACTGAGCCCCCCCGTGCGCCCCCAGAGTGGGGGCTTTGCCATGCGCTTCCCTGCGCTGGCATGAGCCAGCTAATGAGGAAAAAGGCCCGGAAACGCAAGGTTTCTGAGCCTCTTTGAGCCAGCATGATGTTGTGAAATGGCTCCCCGAGTTGGATTCGAACCAACGACCAAGTGATTAACAGTCACCTACTCTACCGCTGAGCTATCGGGGAGCAGCCCGCTGGGCAGGGGTGCGCCTATATGGGGGCGATTCCGGTTTGGCAAGCGGGTATTTGGCAGAAAATGCACTGTCCCCCAAACGGCCCCGACTCAGACTACGAATTGCTCGGCAACAATGCGCTCGTCGAGTGCATGGCCGGGATCGAACAGCAGGGTCAGTTCGCTATCGCGGGCGATCTCGAGCTTGACCGAAGCGACGTCGCGCAATTCGCGCTGGTCGGCCACGACCGAGACCGGACGCTTCTCGTGTTCGAGCACGCGCAGCCCGATCCGGCTGCGATCGGGAAGGATCGCGCCGTGCCAGCGGCGCGGACGGAACGGGCTGATCGGGGTCAGCGCGAGCAGGTTGGAGTCGAGCGGCAGGATCGGGCCATCCGCCGAAAGATTGTAAGCGGTCGATCCGGCAGGTGTCGCCACCAGAACGCCGTCGCACACCAGTTCTGGGATGCGTACTTTGTCGTCGACAGTGACTTCGAGCTTTGCGGTCTGGCGCGTTTCACGCAGCAGGCTCACCTCGTTGATCGCGCAGAACGTGTGGGTCTTGCCGGTCTGCGTTTCGGCTTCCATACGCAAGGGGGCGATATGGTGCGGCTTGGCCTTCGCGATCCGCTTGAGCAAGGTTTCGGAATTGCGGTTGCGATTCATCAGGAAGCCGACGGTGCCGAGGTTCAGTCCGTAAGCCGGGATGATCCGCCCGCGATCGAGCATGGCGTGGAGCGTCTGCAACATGAAGCCGTCGCCGCCGAGTACGACAACGGCATCGGCCTCTTCCAACGGAACCCAGTCGGCCACCGCGCGGAATTCGTCCGCTGCCGCTTCCTGCGCGCGCGGAGCATCCGAGACCAGCAGGGCCAGGCGGTTGAACTCGGACAT